GCGGCTGTAGCTTGGATCGCTCCGAATGTGGCGTTTGGTTTCCCAAGTGTTCGACCAAACCCACACCTTCCGAAAATACCGCCATTGCCAATCTGAGCGATCCCGGACAGGATCGTAATTGTCATCTGTCCCGAGGGCGTGAACATAATTGAAATGTTGCTAGCGGGCTGTTGATAATCCGCCCCATTAATGCCGTAGAGAAAACGTGCGACGCGGCGCTTCATCCAAGGGGCGCTGACGTTCTTCCCGTCCCCTTTGTAGAAGTGCCATGTTATGATCCGCTTGTAGATGTCGTCACTTGTCACAGTGACATTTGTAATATTTTCCAGAACGTCGAACTTACCGTAGGTGTAGCGGCCGAACAGGATGCGTCCAAACGTCCCGCTCGTGAGGAAGTTATACGAATACAATGTTGGGCGAGCCAGTCCATAGAGCCCTTCCGCCACCCAATCGAGGAGCGGCGCTGACAGGCCTGTGTAGATAGGTAAATTGATTGAATTGAACCAATCAAGATACGTCTGCGAAATTTGGTTGTAGGCATAGACGAACGCTTGTAGGTCTTGATCGTCATCATACTCTTTATAGAGGTAGGATGGGATTGTATTCTGAAGCGTTGTTGGTCCAATTGGCGGAAAGGACCCGATATAGGGCGAAAACGAAGTAAAGGGCTGAATCGCGATTGCGGTAAACCTGTGGCCGTTAGTGTAGGCGTTCACCCATAGGTTGGCTGTGCATCCTGGAGGGAACGCAATCTGCTGACCGGGGTAAAGAGCAAATGTGTCATTACCAACAAAAGTCGCGGCGGGACCCGTGAAGCTGTAGAACAGGTTCTCCGGCGTATAGTCCACGCCGTGGTAAGGATTAAACCCGATCCCCTGATCAGCTACAGTGGCGGGGTTATAAAGAAGACCGCCTTGCGCCCCGCCGTAAATCGCGATAATGGAGTGGCCCCCAAAGGGCACCATTTGGGACGCGCCAGGGTATATTCCGACGGGAGGGGCTAAGGGGGCCGTGCGCTCTGAAATCGGAGCTGGAATGGGAGCTGGGATCGAAGCGACTGGACATAACAGGAGCAATAATGACATGACTCGGTCGCTCCTCGCTATGCCTGTAGAATTGTTATTTGAGAGCCCGCGGGCTCCGTGTAGAAGTAGCTTTCAGGGTCGCCCTCGATCATGCCCGTGCCCACGACGGGAACCACCCCAATCCCGTTTATGTCTACTTCAAAATTAAGTGACGTCAGGAGCTGCGGCGATAGCGCAGGGGCAATAGCCTGCTGGAATGCCGTTTGCATCTGATAGAGGTTTAGCGGCTGACCGACGGGGACGCTGTTCACGTAGGTGGCGATGGCGGGCGCCGCGAGTTGAGCGATTGCTGCTTCGTTGAGGAAGTTTGTCGCGATCGTGTTCCATAGGATCGTCATCGCAACAGTTTGCAAGGGCGGCGTAACGAATGTGACGTTGTAAGTGTCCGGGTAGTTATTCAGCGATATGACTTGGTTCCGAAAATTCGGAAGCAAATAGCCGCCGCTTATGTAGGTGCCGAACAACGTTGTGCTGACTCCGGTTGAGAATTGGTTTTCATTGATCACAGTGACGGTTAGCGGGACGCCGTTAATGCCTATCATGCCTTGAGTTACACCAAATATCTGGACGACTTGACCATTCGGAAACCCATGGTTAAGCAACGTCGTTACGACGCCATTCGCTGCTTGTGTGACATTGACAACGGTCATCGTCGAACCCACAAGGCTCGATATGTCTAGGATGCCGTTAAGGATTGCACCCGCAACGGCGTAGGGATCACCCCCGCCGACGATCATTTTCCACCCCGGCGACTGCTGCTGAATCGAAATCAAGCGAGCTTGCACACCGGGGACATTGAGAAGCTGGGTCTTTGTGTAGCTCGGCATCCCAAGTCCTGCCGCGAGTCCCGCTGTGAGCACTTGGGCGCGATAGGAGCCGAGGAGCTGCGAAGTTTGACCGGGTGTTCCTGCTAGCGGGTTAGAGCACGTCAGAGGATAATCGAGGACCGCTTGGGGGACTGACGTATCGATATTGGTCACTGTGCCGGAAAGAACTGCCCAAGAGCCTGATTGCAACGCGAGAAAGTTCAGTGGGAGCGATTGTCCCGTTGATAAAATGTTGCCCCCGTGCGTTGCTTGATACGTGTAGGTGCCGTCGCTGACAAGAAAGTATTTCTGGATGACGAACCCTGGAGGGCCGTTGAAAACAATCTGGACGCTTGTATTAGACGCGGCACCGAGAGACACGCCGTAAATTTGCCCAAGTTCGTTGAGCAGGAAGGCGTTGGCGCCGTAGGGTGTAAGGGAGTTAATGGTCTCCACTCGCGCGCTGTCCATAAGCGAGCAGGCCGCGACGTCAGTTGAAGAGATGTCCTCAATCAAGATGCCGGGCAAGCGCGCCGTGTAGCCAGGAGATAGAGCCGCTACTTGATTAATGATGCTATCTTGCAGCGCCGCCGGGGGCGTCGGCTGCGGGCCGTTTATTGTCATTATGAGCGGGAGATTCTGGTCGGCCATCGTCAGAACCCAATGTTGAATTGGAGAATCGAGCCGTTGTCCCGCATCACTTGAATGTAATACACCGGGTCGGCGGGATTAGGAATCACAGTGTTTGGTGGGCCAAAGATCGGACCCGTAAACGCTTGGGTGGCAACGTTCACCGTTGGCACGCGGCTCACGATCAGAGACGGGAAGAATTGGAGGAAGAACTGTTGGATAAGGTTGACATAATAGTCGGGCGCTAGTTGCTGTTCGACGGCTTGCTTCGCCGGGATGCCGAAGTTTGCCCAAAATGGGGACTCGCCGAGGTTGAGTCGGAAGCATTGGATCAGCGCAGTGATGTAGGAATAATCACTGTAGCCCGCGGCATCAGTCTGGATGACTTGCCAGGTATAGTTACCGTTGGCGTCGTAGTATCTTCCATAGACGCGGATACTCATGTCACTTGCCCATCACTGTCCAGGATGCACCGTTAAACCACACGAGATAGGGAGTTGACGCGAGCCCGGACGTGACCGCTGACCCCCACCCAAGCCCGCTTGTCGCGTCAGTCACGACCGCCATACTGCCTTGGGACGGCGCCGCGGGCAGCGTCGTGAACGTATATTTGGCAACGTCGATGAATGGGTCCGGGAGCGTCCCCATAAGATCGCCGCCTAGCGCGCCGATGTTCGTGGACGCTGCGCCGTCCTGCAGGGCCCCCGCGCCGATGCCACTACTCGCTCCGCCGCCTGAGTTTAACGCGCCGCCGCTTTGGTTCGTGATGGAACCCACCGCTGCTGTCAACGCTGTCAGTGTCTGGGCGACATTCATGTTCCCCGAAGCATTGGTATTCGGGGAGTTTATGTTGTGGTTCTCTGTGGCGTTGGTGTTTACAATCGTTGTCGCCGGGTAGTTAGGCTGTCCGGAGCCGGAGCTTGCCGTCTCGGACCCGACGTGGGTTATAGCTCCAACGATTCTCGCAGCCACTTGACTAGCAGTAAGAGCCCCATTGGTAGCATCAGCAGAATGATAATGGTTGTACTGACGAGGATCAATGTTAGCTGGATCAAAACCAGAAGAGGGTTTACCGACCCCGCCGCCCGCAACATTCTGAGAACCATCCGCTGAAAATACGGCATTGGAGTCGATGTCCCTCATTAAGGCGCCGTTCTTGCCGTAGCCCGCCCATTTGTTCCCATCCACGGGGGAGAAATTCTTATTTCCGATTGGCATAAAAAGAAGTGCTGCTAGATTGCCAGGGTTTGAATAGGCCGCGCCTTGTGAACTAGCGCCCCCAAGTCCACTCATGCCCGTGATGTCATAGTTCGTGGCAATGACAACGCCCTTGTCGCCCTCTTGCATCGGATTTCTTACATATTCCGGCCCGAACATAGGGATCGTGACTTGGGGCAAGCTATACTCGCCTTGCGCCATCTGGAAGTTGGCAGTCACAACGGAGCCCTTGGCATTAGATACCGTTGCGGGCAGGAACTTACCCGTCTGATGGATGTAATCGAGCACCTTTGCTCGTGCGCGCTTGTTAATTGACAGGCCGAGGGGCAGTGTGAGTCCTGTTGGATTAGCCATTCAGTTGCTTTCTAATAGCTAAGTTTCAGCTTGCTAGCGGACTTACAGCGCGGTTTAGGGGCAGGGAGCGACTAGGGTAGCGCGGGGCCTTGCTTCGCGCGCGTAGCCCCTGTTTGCCGCGAGATTTGCGCTCCTCACTCCCCATCATCTTCCTGCGTTCCGGCGCCGTTGTCTTGGTTCAGGTTCGTTGCTCCGAGCTGGCAGACGTCAAAGATACTGATCCATGCTTCCCCTGCGGGTTGACGCGAGCTTCCTACATGACGCGCCCGAATGACCTGTAAATTGGTTCCTTGCGCCATAATGGGCGTCGGAAAGAATAGGGAGGACCCACCGCCTGACGCGTTGATCCAAGTGTTAGGGAGCGTTATTGTATTCTCCCACGGCACAATATCGCCTCGCATAACGGTCTTGACTTGAATCGTAAGAGGGTCAATCCATGTGGGTTGGCCTATGAGATCAGAACCAAGGATTGCGATATTATTGCTTCCCGGACCGTCCACTAGTGAAATTGTGCCACGGCGCGCGAATATAGTTATTCCTTGGTAGGCGATCCCGCCAAATTGAGGGCTCTGGCTTAGTCGCACTAGGTAGTTAGAGAAGTCCTCCAGTGTCCGCGAGTAGTGTTGAAGCGCTGCTTGAGATGTAAAGCCTTGTCCTTTTGCGACAGCGGCGGTGCTGACTGTGTATCCTGGAAAAGCGTTCTGTAGTGCTTGCACGGCGCTCTGTAACAAATTCCCGCCTTTTGGGCAGTTGAACACAATTTTTGAACTGGGTATCGCCGGATCTGGTCCACCCGTCTCCGGCATGGATGTTGGACCCGGAGTGAAGAGGATGGTCAGATTTTGGTCTGTTGCTATCCAATTTCCATATGCTTGGAAAATTGTTCCGTCAGCGAGAAGGCCATATTGCGCAGGGTTCGCGAGTGGCAAACCCTTGGCCATCCCGGCGCTGACGCTGATAGGCTTATTCATTAGAGTCTGAGCGGCCATCATGTCAGCAATGCCAACGCCCCATATCCGCACCATCGCTCCGCTCACGGGAGCTGATTTAACTGCGATTGAGATGTCCATATCAACAGCGAGAGCTGACATATTCACGACGCCGCCGGGGGCGCTATCGTAGACAAGTCCCCCCGCTGTTATCTTATAACGTCTCACTGAATCGCGCCTTGTCTCGTGTCATGCGACACGTTTGCAGCGCCGCCTGTGTTATCGTTTACTGTCGTCTTGTGGGAGATGCCACGGTCCTTTGAATCACTTTCTTTCCGACGATTTGCGGTAGTAGTATTAAATTCTGGCTTGATTCCTGTGTATTCAAAGTGCATCGGATCGCCAAAATGTTTACCCCAGGACAACCCGTGGCGTGCGGCGATTTCTTCTGTGTCACTCGGCAGCGTGTTTCGCCCGCTGTGGAACGGCATGTCAGGTGCGTTGATATCAATAGCTGTGCCGTAGTCGTGCATACTAGGTGTGCTTTCGCCACGTTTCAATCTATTATTATAGCCGCCCGACGAAATAATCTTATACTCTGGGTGCTTAGAGTGCATCTCGTCTAGGAAACCTTGGAAATCTTTCTGCGCTCGGGGCGCGACTTGCCATGTCTGATTGCCACGTTTAACCTGAACCGTGGCAACAGAACCAGGTCTCAAGCCCCATTCCGGGTGCTTTGCCGCTGCGTTGAACGTGTTTCGTATCTGATTATAATTGTCGGGAGAACCGGGTCCTATGGGAGCATCGCCGGACGCTGGGCTGCTTTGATAGCCTGTTCCGCCGCCTGTATTTCCTGGTCCCGTGGAACTTGGGCTCCAAGGCGTAGCGTTCTTCGGCATTGTAGGCGACGGGCTGGTGGGGGACGAATCTCCGCCCGTGCTCCCCCCAACTCCTCGTTGTGCGCGCTTCACTGCGTTCCCAAATGCCTCAGCTCCCGCACCAGCGCCCCCTTCTGCTTGGGAGCCCGCGCTGCCCTTGCGCATTGCGCGGCCAACCGCAAAGAAACGAAGAATGATCTCTTCGATATTCCGCGCGGCGGCGACGAACTGCTTGACGTTAGCAGCGAACTCCGTCCCTTTGCCCTGAAACAAGCTATTGAACTTGGCCCAAAAGCTCTTCAGCAAAGTAATCGCTTTCTCTCCAATCTTAAAAGCGACCTTCAGCACAAAGGTGAATATGCTTGTGGCGCGTTCCATCCCCTTCGTAAACGGTGCAAACAGATGAATGAACGTCGATTCAAGTTTCTCGCCGGCGCGGTTGACTTTTGTGCTGAAGTCCGCCCACTTTTGAAGAGTGGCGTCGTCTGCGCCAAAGCGGTTCTTGCCGCCCTTGTAAATCTGTATCATTTCCTGAATTTCTTCAGGCTTCATGTTGCGGATGCGGCGGGCCATCTCAGGCGTTATGCCAAGCTCGTCCAGCCCCAGCCCTTTATTGGATGTCATGAGCTGAAACGTTCGCTCATCTAGGCTATCCAATTTGCGTTTGATGTCAGGCAACGTGTCGACAAAAACTTGCGACGCGTCCTTGCCCGCAGTGCGCTTGTTATAGTCTTGTCCGAGCAAGCCCACAAGCGGGCGACGCTTTTGGATGTCATGCAACGCCCCGGAGAAGCCTTGCAGAACGCCCGTCATATCCCCAAGGCGTCCAAACGCGGTCTGGGTAGCGGCGAGTTCGCCGGGCGATACTCCGTAGCCCCCAGCTTGTTGACGCATCGTCATTGCGGACTGCGCCATGCGGTTAATGCCGTATAGCCCGCCGCCCGCGAGTATGCTGCCAAAAAGTGACGTAAGCCCCGTCCACTGCGCCAGCTGAAACGTCGATTGTGATATGAAATTGTGGAACTGCTTCAGATGTTTAATCGAGCTATTCCACGCTCCCGCTGTAACACGGAAGTTTTGGTTAGCAACCTTTTGCTCTTTTGTGACGTCTTTTAAGGAGTCAAATATCCATTGGGTTCCGTAGCCTGCGGCGCCGCCAGGTCCGCCAGGTCCGCCACCGCCACCGCCAGGTCCGCCACCGCCACCGCCACCGCCACCGCCACCGCCACCGCCACCGCCACCGCCACCGCCACCGCCACCGCCAGGTCCGCTAGGTCCGCTAGGTCCGCTAGGTCCGCCACCGCCACCGCTGCCGCCGCCCGTATGTTTCCATACTTCAACAGCTTCCTTCGCCTCTTCCTGGAATTTGGAGAAGCGGGACTGGAACTGTTTGAACTCGTCGTCATTGAGTTCAATATCTAGAATCGCTTTACTGCCCATTGCCCGCCATCGCCGCTGCTGATATGTGGGGGTCGTTTCCCGGAGCGTGGTTTACTGTCACTGTTGTGTGGGTGCTCGACATCATCGAATCCCCGCCTCTGCGACCTTCGCTTCCCATCACGTCGGAAGGCTTCGAACTTCGGGGCGGTTCCGCTTTGTGCGCGCCCTTGATGCGATTCTCAACCTCCGCGATCCCGCGCTCAGTTTTGGAGTAGCCAATGTCCATGTGCGACTGAGCGTTGTAACCTTCCGCGCGCTCAAATGCCGACGCACCTCGCGCTGCTTCGCCGCTCGTTCTCGCGCTATTCAAAAGGTCCTTCGCGGCCTTCTCACTCGAATCCAATTCGTCAGCGGCGTGCTTCAATTGTTCATCGAACGAAGCATGGGCCATGTCCGCCCCGCCACGCGCTTGGCCCCATTGTGCAATGCCATAATGCCCGCCACCGACGGCGTTTGAATCCCCTGGTCCCTTCGAGGCTTCAACAAATGCCCAGCGGGAGACAAGCGCCTTTGCGCCAAGCTCCGAAACGCCACGCGACTTGAGATATTCGACGGCGTGGCCCATTCGCTCCGCTGTCCACCAGCCAGATTTTGGCAGTTCTCCAGGTCCCTTGGAGCCGCCACCGCCTTCGCCTTCTTTCGCGCGTTTCACAGCAGCGCCAAATCCTCCATCACCAGCCGAAGCATCCCCGCCCGCGCCAGGAGCCATATTCGGCGTCTCATCCGGGGATACGTCAACCCCTATCCAGCGCGCAAAATCCATAACGCCTTTAAGCAGGTAGTTCCACAGCGCGCGAGTTATGTCCCGGACACCCACAAAGAAGTCCACGACCCAAGGCTCCCATTTCGCGTTTGCAATAAAATCGCCAAAACTCTTCCACTTTGCTTCGACCATTTCAGGAAGCTTCTCAAGACCGTCCAATTTACTCGACGACCAGTCAGCAAAGTTCCCAAGCTTCTCAGCAACCGGAACGAGTCCTTCAATAAAGACTTTGGCAATCTGATTGCCGGCGGATTCCATCTTGGTCTTCAAGTCCTGCCACTTCTTCAAGTCCTGTTCGTTCACGTCATAGGTTTTGTTCTTGACATCCTTGTGATAACCCTCCGCGAGCTGCGCCACTTCTCCCGCTTTCATGCGCTTCAACAGGAGCGCGTCCTCGGGCGAGGTATATTGGTCAAGCCTGTATTGGCGGAGACGATTCCCTAGGATTTCGTCCGGCGTATTATCAACAAACTTCTTCAGTCGCGTGATAAGCTTCGATCCAAGCTCCGGAGTCCCCTTCGCAATATCTGGGTCTTTGAATCCCAGCGCATACAGCCCCGAACGTCCTTCAACAGTGCTTTTGTTGATATTGAGCCTGTTAAGAAACGACTCCATGTCCCCGAGCCGAGCATAGTTCGTCGTGAACGATTTCCACTTACCATAATTCGTCCCTAGTCCCATCGCCGTAGCACGGCCACTTGACGCCGTATTCATGAGATTCATAATACCTTGGACAGTTGCGTATCCAGCGACACCCCCAATCAGGCCTGTGATGCCCGACCATTGCAGAAGCGATTTTGTGGCACTCGTTATGTGTCCGGCCATATTCCGCGTGGATTGCGTGATATTGATCCAGGTGCGGTTAATGACCTCGCTGTGCTGGCGCAACGCGCCGACGAACTTATTAGACTTCTCCGCGTGCTCCGCATATTCGCCAACTGCCTTTGTGGCCTTCGCGTTCTCATTCGCAGTTTCGCGGGAGGCTTGACTTACCTTCGCCCACTGCGCCGGAGCTTTGGAGAGCGCGTCTGTGTAGCTTTTGAACGAGCTTTTAAACTGCTCGAACTCGGCGGAGTTAACATCGACCTCAATCTGGATGCGCGCGGCCATTAGGGTGTCACCTCAAACTGCCCATTCCTAAAAATTAAAGTAGATGTCACGAAGTAGCCCGCGGCTAGGTTGAGGAGGAATGACACGCTGCCAGGCAAGCTGAAGATTCCAGGGTCGCTCGCTAGCGGGTAAGTGAAGGTAGTCGAGTTCAGCATCGAGCAAGCAACTAGGCCGTTGTAAGCAACGGGTGAGCACCCCGAGATAGTTAAGTTGACGACGCTCCCGATTGGGAAAGGCAGCGGTGTCGCGGTCACAAACGTCACAAGCCCAGTTGCTTCAAGCCAAGACGCGGAAGATACGGGCACCGCAGGCGCGGTCTCTACGAGTGGGAGCAGGAATATGACAGCCCCAGACTGACTTGCGCATTGGACGTAGTATCTTTGCCCGTAGATCGACCACAAGCATGCGAGCGTATAGAGACCCCCGTCCAACGTAACTTGGACAGTCGGCGCGGCTTTGTTGGATGGCGTGACGGGATAGTAACTGGTCATGAACTTGGAACTCCGACCGCGCCAGTCGGCGCGTTGGAGGTGGATGTCACAACGTCAACAGGACTTGCGCCAGATAACTGCCCGCTTGTGGGCAAGCCGCTCGTGATATTGGTCATTAACTGACTCATAGCGGCGCTCGCCGCTGCCAATGTGACAAGGGGCTGTGTGAAGTCCCATCGCCATTCGATCTGCGCTTGTTTGCTTTCGCCCGCGGACACGTCTCGAATTGCCATGAGCAGGATGTTAGAATAGTAAAAGCTCGGGGTTGCGACATTGAATGTGCCACCAAGCGAAATGTGCTTTGTTAAATTGTTCTGCAATGCTGTCAGCACGGACGTTTTGATAGAATATCCGCCCTGGTCCCGAACTGGGCATCGCATGAGCATGGATAGCGTCAAGGGCTGCTGAATGATTGCATTGGCGGCAACGATAATGTTGGCAAACGGGTATTTGCCAATCTCGCACTCGATCAGCGTCGTATTGGGCAGCGGCATAAAGCTTGCAAATGGGTCGTCTATGTTTACGGCACCCGCGCCAGATAGCCCCGTGAAGTTCGCTCCCTGTAACAAGTTGAGCAGCGGCAGTTGGCCGCCGGCAATGCCAGCAGCAATGCCGCCGCTCAACGATATGGGGCTGATTTCATAGTTGAGGCGGAAGTTGACTAAGCCCGCCGGATACCCTGCCATTCTACTACCTTGTGAGAGCTTTTGTTAGCGTGTTGATAGCTCGGATCAGATCGCGCTGCCTGAACGTGGACGGGAAGGGCAGCTCCGCGCCGCACTGGAAATAATCCTCAACAAACTCCTCAAAGTCACGAGTGAGGACTTGCGTTAGCACGCTATTCGCGATTCCTTCGTCGCCGTGGCGATGTCGCCAGCCCCCGGAGCCGTCGGGTTCTGAGTCGCAGGGGAAGAGGGAATAGTCTTTTCCGTTATCGATGTCGGCAATGAAGTGCGATATTCCGTAGCATTTAAGTATGTGATCTCGCCGCCCCATATCTGTAGGGGAACTTTTAGAAACAGCTCCCGCACCGACTTTTTGTGAACAGAAGAGGCCAAGATAAAAAAACAGATTGCACCTTCCACCTCTGCGAAATCGTCCTCGCTAAGAAGCTTCCGCTCCATGCAAGTGGTGAGGGTGATTGTCTCCCACCCTTTATCAGTCTGTATGATGACGTTGGTTAGGCGACGGATTTCGTTAATAAGACCGCGCTCTACTTCGTCCTCGATGCCCATGTCGTTGGCGCACTGACGGATCATGAGCGCGCCAAAGCGGGGGCCAGATACGTCCCCCATGCCCTCTGAATAGAGCCGGGAGAATGCCTTGCCGAGGACGATGAAGTTTTCCTCAAATACATGGCGTCCGATTGTCGCTGAGTGGATATAGAAGCGCTTGCCGTCGTCCCCATCAAATGGAATCACAAGGTGCAAATTATGGTCTAGTTTCATGTCCGTCTCCTGTTAGGTAGTCCTGCCTTGCGCGAGGCGGGGAGTATTACGGCCAAGCAGCCGAGTTGACGAGGTAGACGCCCTCGAAGTGCATCAGGTAACCCGCGTCGCGCCCTGCAAGCATAATAGAGGGGGCGCCGATAAGAGCGCAGTTCATAATGCGGTAGGGGCCAAACACAGGGGAGTCCGATCGGATAGTGCAAGGTCCGAGAATCGTGCTGGTTTCGTTTTGCGTTCGATAGTTGTCCGCAAGGGATTGCGCCTTGATCATGTGTATGACGCCGCGAACAAGCTGGTAAGGCTCCACGGACGTCACGGCGCCCGACATGGTGTTGAGGAAGGTCGTTGACTGCCCCTCGAAGGTGAGATCAACGCCCTCCGGCATAAGATAGGAGGGCGTGATATTCAACGCGGGGAAGTTATCCCACGTGATAGACACTAGGAGCCGGTTAATGGTTCCTTGTAGGACATTCGGGTTAGCCATTGCTATTGTTCCTTAGCGAGAGTTCGTTACTGTCACGCGGCGACGAACGAGCTGACCGTGAGATCAATGATGATATTTTCGAACCCTCGCGCGGGAGTGAAGATGACTGAGAAGCCCGCGTAGCGACCAATTTTATAGTCGCCGGGATTCTCAATCGAGTATTGAATGAACGGGACCGCATTGACGATAGAATAGCCCGTATAGAGTCCGGCGTCGATATTATTGTCCAAGGTGGGTCCGTCCAGACCTAGTTGAATTGGTGTGCCTAGCACCATACCAAACGTAACCCCGTTCTCCACTGTCTGAGCAATGACCCCTTCAAGTGAGTTGATACCCGCCTGATTGTAATACAACGGGTTGATTGAGTTGTTAGACCCGTTGATGACTGCATTCGTAACATTGAGATCGCAGTTCACCGCCAGCCAGTCCGTCGCATACCAATACGAAAAATCGCTGCCGTCGAGCGTGCGCCCCCACAAGTCAATCGTGTTAGAGATGCCGCCCTCCGCACCCGTTCCGACGATTGTGATATTCGCGGCCTGTAGCGTGGTGAGCAGCGCGGACATACCCTGTGTCGGGAAGGGAGTGACGCCATACCAGTAGTCGAAGGCGAACGGCGTGACTTTGTTTGTTGCTGACGGCGCCTGGTTGATGATCTTATAGAACATCGCGGCGGAGTCCATTTCCAACGGGGCTGTGCTAGCGTTGATGCCGGTATTGGCATAGTAAGACGCGACGAGTGTCCCTAGCGTCGTTTCTACCGCCAGTGTCGCATAGACTGCGCCGATCAGCGTGGAGCCCGTTGTGCCGGGCTCCGCAAGGAACCATCCGTTATAGCCCGTTGGCGCCATGCCATGGACCTGAAACCACATCCCTGGAGTAACACCGTGTGCCGTGGTGGTTGTAAAAGTGGCGTAACCCACGGAGTTAGGCGAGAATCCACCCGGGACGGCGCCCGCCGTATAGATCGCCGCTGTGAGAACGTTCGCGGGATATACACCAAACAACGGCGACTCGATGATTGCGCGGACGTCCTTCATTAGCGCGGTGTAGAATTGGTAAGTCGCGAGCGTTGTCGTCACCATAAAGTAGGTGCGAGCCGTTAAGTTTTCATAGGACGCAAGGAGCGTGATGAAGTTCGTGTTTGCGTCCCAGGTTCGTGGAACAGCGTAGACATAATAATAGCCCAGCGCCCCGGTCGTGTAGTTCTGATTCGGGTTGGCTGTGAGATATGTGGTCAGCGACGCAACGCCGTCATTTGGGTTGCCGGGTCCAAGCTCTAGGACCCAAAATGCCGTCTGGTATCCTTGCGCGTAGTAAGTTGTCACGAACTCCACAAGCTCCGCGACATCTTCTTCCGTGTAGACACCGGGAATCGTTTCCGTGCCAGGGTTCGACGCGAGCGTGTAAGTAAACGTCGAGGCACCCGTGACATAGCAAAGGAACGTCCCATTATACCCCGCCGGGGTTGCGGCGGTGATGGTCAGGAACAACG